ATAACATCGCCAGTCTGACGACTAATATCACCATTACCAGCAGCCACCGTATCAGCAGCACCAGCAACCGTCGTTGCAGCAATCAGTTCAGCACCAGTGCCACCCTGGAAACCAACAGCAAGAGTTGGAGTCGTACCATCAAAGGTAACCAGAGTAACAAGAGTGCTAGCCGTGATCAATACATTCTTCGGAAGCCGAGCAACTTCATACGTGCCAGCAGCGCCCATTTCAGCGGCATCAAGCTTGATAGCCATGACGCTTACATCACGCTTCTTGTGTTTGCCTAAAGTGCGGGAAATGTCAACCATTAGTCATTCCTCCTTTAGACTGCCACATCAACTGCGACAACACCGTAGTCAAGACTGGTAATCTTGGCCTGTTTGTAATCGGTGTTTTCAGCAGTTAACACGGTCTTCCGAGTATTCATCCATACTTCAAGAGCGGACTCTGAAGTAATACCGAAGTCTTCGGAGGGTTGCCATTTATAGTCAGGATGCTTACCAAAAGCAAGCTGAAGAGCACCAGCACCCATTACGAGACCACGAGAGTGGAGAGTCGCAGATGCATAGTCAAAGCCTTCCTGACCAGTCCAAAGTGCAGTAGCAGGATCAGCACCATCATACTGACGCAGACCACTGATTTCAATCTCGGAATCATTCAGGCCCCAACCAAGGGTCGAGCCTGCAGTTGCACCGAAGAATTGATCAGCGACTACAATCATCATAGAGCCAATCTTACCAATTACACCCTTAATGTTGCGGTTATTGTTACCACGAACATCACCTTGTGCCATCAGAGTCTGATAACCAGCGGTGTCTTTGCGGAGCAGAGCAGCCATAGCTGCATCAATAACAAACAACCAAACAGGCTCACCACTTTCAAGACGATACGGATCCATAGGACGACGTACGCCACCAGTGGTAAACCCATTGGAAGTCTTAAGGGTGGTTTCAATATCCGTAAGGACATCGAAAGTGAAGGTGGTGCCAAGGTCGATTGTGTGCGAGGGAGCTTGTCCCAGCAGACCCTGAGCAGCGTCAAAGAGTGCCTGATCCTTGAAACGAATAAACAGATCAGAAAGCTTTGAGCGTGAATCGCTGTGTTGAGTGATATTGAGATCACCAATATCCACAGCGTCAAACTCATCACCGTTATCAACTACCATGCGGTAGCGATCGACAGTGATCTTATCAGAAAACTTGCGCTTGGTCTCACCTTCGCCGTAGGCAGTCTCCTTGCCCTTCTTAGCCTTTCCAGAAATATTACCTGAAAAGTCAAAGACTACAGTGTGACCTTCTTTGGCGTTGGTATTGTTGACTTGATATACGACCGAGTCTTTACTCATTCCAGTCATAGGAGACCAGAATGACTTAGACGCGGCCTGAATCATGCCTTCACGTAGCCATCGTTTGCGCTTGAGATCTGACGTCAGGCTAAGTACAGCTGTCGTCATGAGTTAGTCCTCATTAGCAATGGAAGGATTTGGGTTGCTAACGAGATCGCCGGAGTACCTACGGTATAGCGATCGCGTTGTCACTATAGCGGAGGTAGCTCGGAAGAGGAATACCTTTAACTACAGTATTATTATATCACGTTTTAGCCAATAATATTAATTTTATTCAGAAAATAGCTTCCTTCTCGTAAGTTTGATCAAAATCACCCTCTTGAGCATTTTTAGATGGCTCTTTGCCGCCAGCTACTTCACTGAGACTCTTTTCATCATTCTCAGTTGATTCTTCTGAACCCTGTATTACTTTTTGACTAGTCAAGAAATTACCCGCCTTTTCAAGAAATTGCTCGAATGTGATTTTGCCAACCTCAAGTTCTTTCTTAAATTTAGGTGGAAGCTCATCATCTACAATTTCATCAGTTAATGTAATGCCTGTATCTTTAGACCAAGCAGCCATAAGCTCTTTCCGTACTTCTAATTCACCTTTGTTTGAGCTTTCTTTGCGAATCTTTTCTAATTCTTTACTAAGAACAGTCTTATTCTTAGTTTCATACTCATTAAGTTTAGCTCTCCAGGCATCTGGATTACTCTTTTTAAGCTCATTAAGCTCATATTTCTGTTCTTTTGTTAAAGCTACTTCAGATTCAAGCAGTTTAGCCTCTAAACCTTCTGCAATAGCCATTTGTTTCTTTAATTCTTGCTGTGATCTGGTAAATGCACCTTGTGTATCACGATAACGACGCTCTGCGGTAATAGCAAACTGCATTTCTTCACTTAAATCTTTAGAAAGTTCATCTGGAAGCTTCCAGGTACCATTGTCTGTCTGCTCCATCTTGCCAACTAACTCATTCACTTGTTCTTGAAACTTGCTCATGTCCACTCCAACGGCTGGGAATATGTTTAATGTAAAATAACGCTTTACATGTCAATTATATCATTGTATAATGGGCTTGTAAAGTGTTATTTTTCATTAAACGGATTAGTTTTATGCCAGCGAAATCACATAGTTTCTCTACTAAAACAGAAGCTGATACGCTATTTGTCGAAAGCTTAAAGATAAGTGAGCGTAAGGAGGGTAGAGCTAATTTTAGTTGGGTAGTTATTCAAGCGTTAAAGGATTACGCTGAAAAAGTTAGTAATAAGAAGGAGGATGGGCATGGATGAACAAACTAGATTACTTACATTGGCCCATCTTAAGAATGGATCTAAGCCCGCAGATGCAGCAGAACTAACAGGAATATCATATGCATCAGCATTAAAACTCAAGAAAGAGCTTCATTCAGCAGAAGAACGCAATTCTATACTACAGTTATTTAAGTTAGACAAAGCTTCACTAGAAATTCTATTAGATGGAGTTAAGAAACAGTTAATTCCAGCAATAGAAGCTTTCGATATGGAAGAAGAAGTTGATGGTGAAGTACAGAAATTAACTAATGGCATAGATGGTGGTAAATTATTAAACCAGGAATTCCAGGATTCAGCTAGTGCAATAGCCAATAAAATAACAATAACAGCTATGGCTGCTAATAATGCTGAAACCATTCTATTATTATCTAAAGCATTATGCGAGTTACAGCGAGCATTCTTTGGCGGAGATAGCGCTCCAGCATCAGGTTTGCCTATCTCTTCTTTTGAACAGCACTTAAAGAACTAAAATGATACTAACTCAAGAAGAATTCAATAGACTATATCCTAATGATAAAGAACTATATAGTCTTCTAGTTACTAAACCTCGTGACTATACTGAATTAGTTACTAAATATCTGCCTTCCAAGATCTGGAGACTCAATAATCTTTATAATATCATCGATAAAGTTGGTGATCCTATACCTTTTCGAATGAATAGAGCTCAGTTTAAGGTATATGCAAAGAGTCTAGAGCATCCACGTCTTATTATTCTGAAATCAAGACAGCAAGGTATTAGTACTTTCTGGCTTATCTCTTATTTTGATGACCTAATAACACTATCTAATTACAATTGTGGTTTAATGGCTCAAGGTAAAGATGAAGCTGGAACTCTTCTGGAACGTCTTAAACATACATGGAATACACTTCCTATGTGGGTTAAAGACTTTTTCGGTATAAGCGTAGTCAAGAATAACTCTCAGGAATTTACTCTGAGTAATAATTCAACTATGTTTATACGTACTAGTTTCCGGTCTGCGACTCTTCAAAGGCTACATATATCCGAACTTGGCAAAATCGCCAACAAGTACCCTGAAAGAGCTAAAGAGACAAAGACCGGAACTCTTCAAGCACTGGCACCTGGAAATACTGGTGTCATTGAGAGTACAGCTGAAGGAGTCAACATGTTCAAATACATGTGGGATGCAGCTGTCAAGCAGTACGCAGCAGGTCGTCTAGCTGGGAAGGATTTCCTGCCCGTCTTTCTATCCTGGCTAGACGATCCTGACTGCGTCGAATTCGAGCAACAGTATCCTACAGATGATGAACTCGATTACTTTGCTCGTCTTGAAGAACAACTAAAGGTGGAGATATCACCAGAGCAACGCAATTTCTGGATAGCACAACACCGTGAACTAGAAGGAGATATTCACCAAGAATATCCAGCAACACCAGAAGAGGCCTTTACAGCTGCACAGGACGGTACCTATTGGGCGAAACGCTATCTGGAGATGGTGATCCGACGCGGTCAGCGGTTACCTTATGAGCAACTGTATGATCATAATCTAGATGTGTATATAGCTCTAGATGCTGGTCGTTCAGATTATATGGTCCTAGCTTTCTTCCAGGTATGGCGTCGACAGGTTCGGATCATCGGTGAGTATTATAACACAGGTGAATGGCTAGGTCATTACGTGAACTATGTTAGAGATCGCGCTGCGGCGATGAACTGGAATGTCGTACACTGGTATCTGCCTCATGATATGGGTGTTGTTGATCTTACGCAAGATAATAAGACAAGAGAAGAGATACTGCATGACTTAGGTGTGACTGATACCACTATCTTAGAAAAGCTTTCAAAGCATCATGGTATTGAAGAAGTTAGGCAAGAGTTTCAAAATATATGGATAGCTGATGAATGTGAGTATCTTGAACAATGTTGCTTGAATTATACAAAGCAATGGAACCATTTATTAGAAGTTTGGAGAGATGAGCCTAAACGAGATCAGTGGGCTCATGGCGCGGATACCATTCGGTACATGGTTCAGGCATGTACTGTACATCTCTTTGATGATGGTGAATATGATGAGGATTATATCA